TTCAGCACCCACGACGACTTCCTCGACTCCGCCTCACGCATCTATGACATGGATGTGAGACCTCCGGTGCTCATAGATGATAAAATGTTGGAACCGCAAGTCTACGACGATGGGATATAACCATGAGGCCAAAGAACGATGGATAACGAAAAGGTAGTCCTGACCAACGGCAAGCGCCCCGAGGAGCAGCCCGACTTCGCCGAGCACAAGGAGAACGGCCAGCAGCGCGCCTACATGGTGTTGACCGAAGAGGAGCGGGCCAAGGGCTTTGTCCGGCCGCTGCGCATGTCCTATGTCCACGCAGGGGCTCGGCCGAGGTACCCGCTGCGCGACCTGACCGAGGAAGAGCATGTGCGCCTCAGGGACTTCAACTACGTCGCCTTTGAAGAGTACCCCGAGTCCGAGTTCCCGAAAACCGGCCGGTTTTGGACAGAGGACGAGCTGCAGAGCGGTTGCGGCCACACCACAACCATCAGCCAAGCCATCGCCGAGACCTATGCACGCGACCCCAAGTTCTACGGCGGTACATTCTGCGTCCACTGCGGCGCCCACTTCCCTGTACAGCAGTTCACTTGGGCAGAGGATGGACTCATCGTCGGCTCATAAGGAGACCACCATGGCACAGAAGAAGCAGGAACCCGATAACTCACGGACTCACGATCAGCGCTCGCCAGCAGGCAAGTTCCTCGATGGCGTCCGTGGCTTTGTTGATGAGCTAAAGCAGCCCGCCAGAAAGGCTCTCCGCGACGCCATGAGCGGCAAGGGTAAAAGCAAAGAGAAGGAGTAAGGTGATGGCAGACGAGCAGACAGTGGTCACCACCACACGCACCTTCCTCGAGGAGGTTGAGGCTGCCGACAAGACCCCGGAGGACAAGACCGTTTACATCTGGTCCAACGGCAAGAAGTACGTCGACAAAGACGACCCCTATGCAGAGCAATGACAACGACTTATTCCGCAAGGAGTACATGGATCTGCCTGAGGCCATCAGGCAGTATTACTCGTTCAATGAATACTGCTGGCTGACCGAGGAGCAGCGCGCCTCTCTTCTGCAGGAGAACACCGAGCCGGATATCGAGGAGTGAACAGATGCTGGATTTAACAGAAGACCCGAACGTAGTCCTCAAGGACTATGATGAGGCGAAGAAGATAGCTGAGTTGCTGCACAAGCACTACCCCGGGCATCTGTGGGGCGTGACTGTCGAGAGTGAGAACGGCATCGCCACCGTGAGAAACCTTTACCTGTCAGGCAACTGGGGCTTCATCCTGAAGCTGAATGATATCCAGTCATACCCGCAGCTCAAAAAGCGTGTCATCTGGGCCGGCGGCGAGCTGCTCGAAAGGTTCAACCTGAGCCGAAAGCGGTTCAATGAGGATGAGTACTTCAGCCTCCCGACCGACTTTGCCGGGCAGATAATCGCGGAGAAGGGATGATGGACGGCCAAGACAAAAACAATCCATGGCTGCAGCGGGCGCAAACAGCGTTCAGTGAGTCATCAACGTACTTCGACGTCAACATCAGGCGCTCCATTGAAGAGGACATGCGCCGCTTCCATAGTCGACATCCAGCCGGGTCGAAGTACCTCACCGACAACTACAAGGCGCGCTCCAAGCTGTTCAGGCCAGCAACACGCTCCGCGATACGCAAGGACGAGGCAGTGGCCGCCGCCGCCTTCTTCAGCACACAGGACGTGGTGAACATCGCAGCCAATGACGACAACGATGAGCTGCAGATGATATCGGCCGAGCTGAACCGCGAGCTGCTGCAGTACCGTCTGACCAAGACCATTCCATGGTTCCTTATCTGCATCGGCGCCTATCAGGAGGCCATGAACGTCGGCGTGGTGTGCTCCTACCAGAACTGGCAATACGACAAGAAGCGCGGCATCGACCGCCCATGGATTGAGCTGCTACCGGTAGAGAACGTCCGCATTGCCCCCAACGCCAAGTGGTACGACCCGATCAATAGCAGCCCCTACGTCATCAACATGATCCCCATGTACGTGAAGGACGTAGAGGCCCGCATGAAGCCAAACGAGAAGACGGGCGAGCCGAAGTGGAAGCCACTCAGTCGGCAAGATATCGCGGTAGCGGCCAAGCACAGCAATGACTCCATCAGGCAGACGCGCGACAACGACCGCACCGACGCCAAGGCGACTGAGACCAACATCACCGACTTTACCATCGTCTGGGTCCATGAGAACTTCATCGATATCGAAGGCGATGACTGGGTGTATTTCACCCTCGGCACCGAGTTCATGCTCACCGACCCCAAGCCGAGACGCGAGATTCACGCCACCCGCGACCGCCCCATCGTCATGGGCATCTCGGTGCTCGAGACACACCGCACGTACCCCAGCTCACCCAATCGCCTTGGTAAGGACCTACAGGCCGAGATCAACGAGGTCACCAACTCCCGCGTCGATAACGTCAAGTTCGCCCTGAGCAAACGCTACTTCGCCGCACGCAACAGGCAGGTGGATATCCGCTCCGTCATTCGCAACATCCCCAACTCAGTCACCCTGATGAACGACCCGGAGAAGGACGTGAAGGTGATCGAGACCAAGGACGTCACATCCTCCAGCTATCAGGAACAGGACCGCCTGAAGGTCGAGTTCGATGAGCTGATGGGTCACATGTCCGGTGCCTCGGTGCAATCCAACCGCAACCTGAATGAAACAGTGGGAGGGCTGGAGCTCCTCAGCAACAGCGCCAATCAGGTGGCCGAATACCAGCTGCGCACCTTCGTCGAGACGTGGGTCGAGCCGGTACTTCGCCAGATCATGGCGCTGGAGCAGGAGTACGAGAGCGACGAGCGCATCCTCGCCTTGGCCGGAATGAAGGCCGGCCTGCCCGAGAGGTATGGCATCTACGACATCACCGACGAGATGCTCACTCAGGAGCTGGCCCTCACCGTAAACGTGGGGATCGGCGCCACCAATCCACAGATACAGGCCCAGCGGTTCATTTACGGTGTGAAGGCCCTACGTGAGATGTTGGGTGACGACGTCATCATGAAGATGAAGCCGGAGGAGGTTATCGCCGAGCTGTTCGGTAAGTTGGGCTACAAGGACGGGAAGCGGTTCTTCTCCTTGGGCGACGAGGAAGACCCGCGCATTGCCCAGTTCATGGACATTATCCAGCAGCTGCAGATGCAGCTCGCCCTCAAGGAGGCGCCGGAGGTTACCGCGGCCAAGGTCGAGGAGATCCTCGCCAAGGTGGATAAGACCCGCGCCGAGACGGTCAAGATTGGTGTCGAGGCCCAGTACGCTGCCATGCAGGGCGGCGAGGTGGTCGCCTCCATCCCTGAGGTGACCCCTATCGGCGACCAGATCCTGCGCAACGCCAACCCCAGCGTCACCGATGACAAGGCATTGCAGGCGCCTGATAGGCCCATCTCCTCACTCAACCCGGCAAACGCGAACACCACACCATACCTACCACCTGTTCCAGCTGAAGGCGAAGAGGGTGCCTATGCCGGGATTGAAACACAGAGGGCTGATTGATGAGTGAAGATAGTTACGACCAGTCCGCACTATTGCGCAAGGTTGCCGTCGGGATGGACGCAGAGGCGTTCCTCGACAGCGACCTTGGTAAGTTGCTCATGGAGCGAGCGCAGGAAGAGGCGATAGCCGCCATGGATGAGTTGAAGACCGTCAGGCGCTCTGACTTTACCGATGAAATGCAGTTCGTAGCGAGGCTTATGGAGCTGCAGGACATCGTGGCGAGGGCCGAGGGACTGGAGTCATGGATAACCGAGATCGTTGTAGATGGAAGAAATACCGAAGAATTACTGTTAAAATCTGAGCAAGAAGAGGAGCAGATCGATGACTGACAAAGCTACCCATCCGGGCGCAGGCACTTCACGGCTTGAGGCAATGGATAATATCGCGCGTGTCCGAGTAGAGGGCATGGCCAACGACTTGGGTATTGACCCGCAGACGATTCACAGCGACGTAAAGCCGCCAACGCAAGTCATTCCCGGCGGCGAAGAGGACAAAACCGGCGAAGAAGTAGAGAAGAAAGCCGACGAGGAGATCAAGGAGACCGAGGAGGAGATTGCCGCCAAGGAGAAGAAGGACCCCGACCCGGTGGTTGATACCAAGGGCGAGGAAGAGGAGGAGGATGTCGAGTACATCGATGTCAGCCCGGAAGACGAAAGGCGTTACCGATTCAGGACTAAGGTTGACGGTGAGGAGCGCTTCCTCACTGCAGCAGAAGTAAAGCGCGGCTACCAGAAGGACGCAACAGCCTCGAAGCGTCTGGAGCAGGCCGCACTGCGCGCTAAGGAGCTCGATGAGCGGGAGCAAGATATTGCTCGCCGTGAGCAGGAGGCCCTCGCGCGCAACACAAGCACGGGAAAGGTTGAAGTCGAAGAAGAAACAGACGACGACCAGAACCTCGACGTTCTATCCATTCGGGACGACGTCAAAACATTCCTTGATACCTTTTACGGTGGAAAGGAGGAGGAGGCGGAAGCAGCGTTGACCGAGCTGCTTTCCAAAGTAGGGCGCACCCAGAAAACTGTTGGAGATGCCACCCAAACACAGACGGTCGATGAAACAGCAGTGGCAGCTAAGGTTGAGGACAGTATCAACTTCAAGGCTGCTCGTGAGTATTTTCGTGAGAACTACGAAGACATTTGGTCAGACCAACCGCTCGCCAAGATGGCCGATGAGTACTTTGAAGAGGAGCTCGAAACCGGAGTCTCCTACAAGGAAGCATTCATCAATGCCGGCGACCGGGTACGCGACTGGCTGAAGGAGCACGGGGCATCGGTAACGACCCCCGAGAAGTCTGCGAAAACACGCGAGCAGAAGAAGGAAGATATCGACAACCTTGAGAGCACTGGTGCAACGTCAACAACTATCGCCAATGAAGAGAAGCCGCAAGGCGTTTCCGATGTGATCAAGGAAATGGCCGCTTCTCGTGGCGCAAACCGTCAATATCAAACCTAACACGGGAGATTGCAGTCATGTCAGGACAGCAACTGTGGGTGGTGGATAGTTTGGGTGGCTTCATGTACAGCGATAAGCTGTCAAAAGAGCTGCGCTACGCTGTCCAGCCGCTCGTAAAATTCCGCCAGTTCGCCGACGTCCAAGACGCGGCAGCCCAAGGCAAGGGCAAGGGTGACACGTTCCACTGGAACATCTACAGTGACGTGGCGACTCAGGGAACGACCTTGGTTGAGACCAACGTCATGCCCGAGACCAACTTCACCATCGCTCAGGGAACCATGACTATCACCGAGGGCGGTAACTCTGTTCCGTACTCCGGTAAGCTGGATGACCTGAGTGAGCACCCGGTGAGGACCGTCATCCACAAGGTGCTGAAGAACGATGCCAAGAAGTTCTTCGACCTGCAGGCGCATGCCCAGTTCAACGCTACCCCCCTGCGCGTTGTTCCGACATCCGCCACCGCGACCGACAGCGTTGTGCTGACCACCAACGGCACCGCCACCACCACCAACAACGTAGCGCTTGGCAAGGACCACGTGAAGGCCATCGTCGACCTGATGAAGGAGCGCAACATCCCTCCCTACATCAACGATGACTACATCTCGCTGGCCCGCCCGAGCACCTTCCGCACCCTGAAGAACAATCTGGAACAGATTCACATGTACGTGAATCAGGGCTTCCAGATGATCCTCAACGGTGAGATTGGTCGCTACGAGGGCGTCCGTTTCGTGGAGCAGACGAACATCGCTTCCGCGGGCTGGACCAACTCCGCCTCCGACTGGGCGTTTTTCTTCGGTGATGATACTGTCGCTGAGGGCATCGCCATTCCTGAGGAGATGCGCGGGAAGATCCCGAGCGATTTTGGTCGCTCCAAGGGTGTCGCTTGGTACTACATCGGCGGCTTCGGCATTGTTCACACGCAGGCGGCTCAGGCACGCATCGTGAAGTGGGATTCTGCCGCGTAAGCGGTGGTTAGGGGGGCTCATGCCCCCTCCCCCCCTACATAGGAGATTAGTGAGATGTCTTACGATGATCCCAATCCGGTCGTGCGCCGTGAGGAAATGTCAGATCAGGAGGCCGGTGGCGCTGCTACTACCGAGTACTCCAAGTTCCATCACTTCCAGAAGTACAAGCTGAAGGCCGCTCATGCCGTGGTTACCACCGCTGGCACCACCACCGCTCACGGCTTCGATGTGTACGTGGGTACCACCAGTGTTGGCTCCATTACCCTCGGCACCTCAGCTGCTGGAGTGGGCGCCTCCAGCGGCGCTCTCGACCAAGCCGTGGCGGCCTACGGGCAGGTGAGTGTGAAGTCTCTGGCGGACGCCACCGGCAAGGCTCGTATCATCTACGAGTACCATGTCGACCACGACGCCACCTTGACCTAAGTGAATGCCGGGGGTCACCCCGGCCTTCCTCGTGGAGGTGCATCATGAAAGCGACGGACAACGGCATCACCGGGGGCAGCAACGGCTCCCTTGGCGAGGCCACCACAAGCGACCTGAAGAAAGGCTTCATCAGTCAATCGTGCGATGACTATTCAGAGAACGAGCTGATGGAGCACTCCATCGAGGAGATGAAAGAGCCTCGTGGTTTCGCCGGTCGCCCCAACGGTTACGAGAGGTAACGGTCATGTCTGATACCAACAACCGTCCCACTGGGGACATCAGGGGTGATGACAAGGCGATCCCCGACATGGGGGCGCGCACTGGTGTCACCGATGACTACGGCGCCAATCTCGAGCAGGGCTTCAATGCCGAGGGGAACATCAAGAGTTCCACCGGCAGCGACGGCATGCAAGAGGGCGGCTACAGCAAAAACAAGCGCTAAGGAGGTTCCTGTGGCGAAGCTAGACAGAACGAAGGACCACGGTGAAATTTGGGGTCGACCCGGGGTCAAGTTCGAGCAGAACGGCAAGATGTTCAATGCCAATGGTGATGAGGTCGACTACAACGGCAAGCTCATCAAGAAAAAGCCAACCCCTGCCGCTCCCCCCAAGGAACCCGAAGGTGGTGGTGAGCCGCCGAAGCCAGAAGGTGGTGGTGAGCCGCCGAAGGTTGAACCCGGCATGAAGCACAAGGGCGGTGGCTACTACATCGTGTGGAACGAGAGCAACGAGGTTGTCGGCGACAAGTTCAGCAAGGAAGATGCTCAAGCGAAGGTCGCCGAGTTGAAAGCCAACTCCGAGCAGATCAATGCGGCGCTGCAGGATGGCTGAGGTATCGGCATCCGCAGAAGTAAAGGCAACACAGGACCATCGCTCACGAGTTCGTAGCGGTGCTCCTGTGTCTGTCGTTCCGGGCTTCAATATTGATAGCCTGTGTCGTATCGCTGAACAGGCCGAGGAGGGCTGCTTCGTCGAGGTTGGCGTATACCGTGGAGGTACCGCCTACTACCTCAACGAGATTGCCATCGAGCAAAGCAGGAAGCTGTACCTCTATGACACCTTTGACGGCATCCCTCACCAAGACGAGGTGATGGGTGACCGCCACAGGGTCGGCGACTTCAGTGATACCTCGATGGCCGAGGTAGTCGCAGCTGTACCAGAGGCCATCGTCGTGAAGGGATTGTTCCCGGCCAGCATCATCCCGATGCCGCCGGTCGCGTTCGCTCACATTGATTGCGACCAGTACCAGTCGATTATCGACTCGGTGCACGCACTCAGGCCGCTGATGGTTGATGGCGGCATCATGCTATTCGACGACTACGGGTGCCTTGAAGGGGCTACCCGCGCCGTCGAGGAGCTGTTCCCGAAAGACCGCATTATTAGCACCGACGTCGGTAAGGCGATGGTCATATTTTAGGAGACGAGAGATGGTTTGGAGGCTGCAAGACCCGCAAGGCAATGAGGCTGCCAAGGTCAAGTATGACGTTCCGCGCTGGACACGAGGCCCCGGCCTCGATATCGGCTGCGGGCCATTCAAGGTATGGCCACACCTGTTGGGCGTGGATAACGGTCATCACTGGGGAACCGGTGGCGTGGATATCGCTGTGCCTGATGCCTCAGACCTCAGCATGTTCAACACCGACTACATGAACTGCGTGTTCTCCAGCCACCTGCTGGAGCACATGCCAGACCCGCTGGCCACCCTGAAGGAGTGGTGGCGCGTGATCAAGCCCGGTGGATACCTCGTGCTGTACCTGCCACACAAGGACCTCTACCCGCGCTGCGGCACCCCGGGGGCCAACCCAGACCACAAGAACGACTTCGACAACGACGACATCATCCACCTCATGGAGCAGGTGGGCGACTGGCAGCTGCTGGTCAACGAGGTGCGCGATACCGACAATGGACCCGGTGAGCCGGGCAACGAGTACTCCCTGTATCAGGTTTACCGCAAGCGCCCACTCGGCTTTGGTCAGGTCCATGAGTACGCCACCTACAACCCGGGACGCACCGCGCTGGTCATTCGCTACGGCGGTGTGGGGGATGCACTGCAGTCGGCCACCGTACTGAAGGGCCTGAAGGATCAGGGGTACCACATCACCTTCATGACCGCCCCGGTGGGCTACACCGTGCTCAAGGACAACCCCTACATCGACGAGTGGTACGTGGTGGACAAGGGCCAGATCCCAGATGCCGAGCTGTACCCGTTCTGGGCGCGCCTCGCCACCAAGTACAACAAGATCGTCAACCTGTGCGAGTCCATCGAGGGGACGCTGCTCACCATCCCTCAACGCACCAACAACCTGTGGCCGGATAGCGTGCGTCGCAAGTACCTCGACCTGAACTACTACGAGTGGATTCACGAGCTCGCTGAGGTGCCGTTCGTCAAGCCAGATGTCCGCTTCTACCCGACTGCCGAGGAGGAGGCCAAGGCCCGCGACTTCGCCGCCGAGATGGGGGGCTTCAACATCATGCTCGCCGTTGCCGGCTCCTCTCGCCACAAGCTCTACCCGTATCAGGATGAGATCATCAATCAGGTACTGCTCGACATGCCCGAGGCGCGTTTCGTGCTCGTGGGCTCGGCAGATGACCGCCTGCTTGAGTATGGGTGGGAGGAAAATGACAGGGTGTGGTGTATGAGTGGTAAAATGGCACTCAGAGACACCTTGGCCACCGCCATGCACATGGACTGCGTGATGGGACCGGAGACTGGGGTGTTGAACGCGGTTGCCATGGAGCCGATGCGCAAGGTGATCTACCTGTCGCACTCCTCCATCAACAACCTGACCCGCGACTGGGTTAACACAGTAAGCGTCACGCCAATGAAAGAGATGGCGCCATGCTACCCATGCCACAAGCTGCACTACGGCAAAGGCGCATGTCCTATCCATGAACGCACCGCATCCCCGGTTTGCACGGCAGGTTGCAACCCGGAGGAGGTGTACGAGGGTATAAGGACTGCGTATGAAACTTGGGAAATTGCGAGAGCTGCTGCGACAGGAACTTGATGACACCATCAAGCCATACCTGTGGAGCGATATCGAACTCGATGCCTACCTGAACGAAGCCGAACGTGAGGCGTGCCGTCGCGCACGCCTTCTGGTCGACTCCAGCACGGCCGCGGTGTGTCAGATATCACTGGCCATCGGCACAGCCACCTACGCGCGGGACTCCCGCATCATCGCCATTCGCCGCATGAAGCTGGCCGGCAAGATCAGACCGCTGGGCTGGGCATCGACCCTTGATCTCGATGAGAGTCGTCCCGGGTGGGAGGACGCCACTGGTGAGGTTGAGGCCTACATCACCGACAGGGACAGCAGCAGCATCACCTTCTACCGCATTCCCACCGCCATCGACACGGCCACCATGACCGTGGTCAGGGAGCCTCTCAACGAGATGAATGATGACGAGGACTCCCCTGAGATCCCGTCGCGTTATCACATGAGCCTGCTGCACTGGGCGAAGTACAGGGCCTACACAAAGCCCGATGTCGAGGCCAAGAACGACCAACTCGCCATACTCAACGAGGCGCTGTTTACTCAGGAGTTCGGGCCGAAACGCAGCGCGCTGGACGAGGCCTATGAGGACCAGCACCAGTACCTGCAGGAAGATGGAGCGTTCTGATGCCCATCCTTGATAAATTCCTCGGCCTGAAGAACACGGTCTCCAGTGAGCGCCTCGCCCCCGGCGACCTCGAGGCGGCCGTGAACATCTATCTCGACGACACCGGCCGGGCCGCCCGCCGTGACGGCCTGACCGAGGTTCTTGCCGGCGCCTCCCACTCGCTGTGGTCGGACAAGGATGTGTGCCTGTTCGCTCAGGGGTCATCACTGAAGCGCCTGCTGTACGACGGCAGCGCCGTGACCGTTCGCTCAGACATGGGTGGCGGCCGGGTGAGCTACCACCGCATCGGTGATTCCGTCTTCTACAGCGACGGGGTGGTGACCGGCGAGTACACGCTCGGGGAAAACCATGAATGGGGTCTGCTGCCGCCTGAGATGCCCGGTATAGGCATTACGTCAGGTAACCTCCCAGCCGGTCGCTATGGGTACACCGCGACGGTCTCGCGCGGCGACGGGCTCGAATCCGGGGCAAAAGCTGTTGGCGTTGTGGAGCTGTCCAGTACCGGTGGGATCACCTTTGATGCGCCCAGCACCGACTACCCCTACGTCAGCTTCTACATGACGCCCACCAATGGCGATGTGTACTACTTCGCCGGGATGGTTGCCGCGGGCGATTCACTGACCGTGACCGAGGTGGGCTCGCTCGGCCGGCAGCTTGCTGGTATTAGCTGCGGGCCACCCCCTGCTGGGCATATCGTTTCCAGTTACCGTGGCCGCGCTCTGGTGGCGAACAACGAGTGGGTGCACTACAGCGAGCCCTTCATGTACCACCTATTCAAGGTGTTCGGTTATTTCCCGGCCGGTGGGCGGGTCACCATCATCGCCCCCGTCAACGATGGCATCTTCGTGGCCACCCAGAACAAAACCCTGTTCCTGCACGGAGCCACCCCTGAGGAGTTCGTAGTCAAGGAGGTGGCCGATTACGGGGCTATTGAAGGCAGCCTCGTCACGGTGACCAGCACCGAGTTTCCATGGTTGAATGATGTGGCACCGCAGACCGTCGCAATATGGTCCTCGCCAGAGGGCATCTGCTTGGCCGGGGACGGTGGCCTCTTCATCAACATGACAAAGTCCCGCTATCGATTCGACGCGGTGAGCAAGAATGGCGCGAGCTCCATCATGCAGATGGGCAGCGCCATGCAACTGATAACCTCGATTGAATAAGGAGTAGGACAATGGCACTGCGACTTTCCACCGGCCTGCGGAACTTCCTGAACCGCGACGGCTCACTGAAGCGCGCCTTCCATGGTGGCGTATTGAAAATCTACAGCGGCTCCCAGCCATCAACTGCTGATGCCGCAGCAACCGGCACCCTGCTGGCGACCATCACCGCCGCGAGTGGCGCCCACACCGATGAGGTGCGCGCCACAGGCAGTGTCGAGTTGACCGGTGGCACATCCGGCAGTGTTGACGATGTGACGGTCGACGGTGTCAGCATTATCGACAACGTGGTCCCGTTCAACACCTCGCTGGCCCAGACCGCCTCAGACCTCGCTGACGAGATCAACGCCAGCCTGAGCACCCCTGAGTACACCGCGAGCGCCTCCGGTGCGGTGGTGACCATCGAGGCTGGTCCGGGAACGGGTTCAGGCCCGAACACCTTCGCCGTGGTCTCTTCTACCACCACGCTGACCAAGACCGACACCAACATGGCATCCGGTGTCGATGCGGTGAATGGCCTGAAGTTCGGCGAAAGCGTTGCCGGGCTGCTGAGCAAGCTGTCATCACAGACGTGGTCCGGTGTGGCTGTTGCCAGCGGCACCGCTGGTTGGTTCCGCTTCTATGCTGCCGAGGCCGATGCGGGCGCTGCTGATACCGAGGCCGACAAGCTGCGCATCGATGGGGCAATCTCCACCTCCGGGGCGCAGATGACGATGGCCAATACCAGCATCACCTCGGGCGCCACTCAGACGGTGAGCAGCTTCGGTCTGACCCTGCCCGCCTCGTAAGGAGGTAGGCCATGGCCACGCTAACTGCCGCCTCAGCGTTAACCGTAACGGTTGCGCTGGTCGCCTCACACGCTGGCGATGCCAATGCCGCGCTGTCGGCATCTGGCAGCCTTGGCGCGTCTGCTGTCGTCTTCGAGCGGGAGCTGACTACCGATGCGTTCTTCACCAACCTGCCAGCGTACACATCGACCGGTGTCATAGAGGGTGCCGACAACCCGTCGCTGCCCGCCTACACCGCTGAGGGTGTTCTGCTCTCGGGATCGGCGACAACATCCGAAGGCACCCTGCCGAGCTACACCAGCGATGGCGCGTGCCAGTCTGGTGGCGCCATAACAGTAGAGGCAGACCTCCCGGCCTACATCTGCGAATGTTCCACGGGGAACACTATCGAGGCTACCCTGCCGGCCTACACGGCAGAGGCAACCGCGGTCCCCGGCAAGCTCCTCTCTGGCGAGGCCGACCTTCCATCCATCACCTGCAGCGCAGAGAGCAGCGTCGACAACATCGGTGATGGGGCATCTTCCCTGTCCCTGCCGGCCTACACGCTCGAATCGAACGTCATCGCCGACAACGACATCTCTGTCTCCGCGACGCTGGGGCGTATCGCGCTGGCCGCCGAGGGCTACAGCGGTACGGTAGGCACCGTCGATGTCACACTGCCGGCCTATACCGTGACAGCCGAGGGGTATGGTGAGTATGTCGGTGATGTCTCCGTCACCCTGCCGATGCTCGAGCTGCAGGCGACGATCAGTGACAGCGCCACGACAGCCGACCCCGGTGTCTCCTACGCGATGAACCTGAAGACTCGCGCCCTGACCAAGTTCGATGTCGGCTTCAACAGTCTCACCGTCTTCGATGGAACGGCGCTGGCGGCGAATGCCAACGGACTGTTCGCCATCTCTGGTGAGTCTGACAACGGAGTGGCTATTAGCGCGAGTCTCAAGACGGTATTACCCAATGAGGGTATGGTGAGGGCGCGTGAGGCGTATGTGAACTGCCGCACCGATGGTGATGTTGTCCTGCAGGTAATACCGGACGAGGGTGATGATGTCTTCGAGTACACGCTCGCCAAGTTCTCGGACAAGCTGACGAAGCAGAAGGTGAAGCTCGGCCGCGGGATGAGAGCGGAGAACTGGGATGTCGTGATCAGCAACAGGGGTGGGGCTGACTTCGAGATTGATTACATCGAAATACTGAACACGCCAACACGAAGGAAAACGTGATGCGCTACACGGGCGAAATGCGCAAGGTGCTGCTCGGCAATCAAGTCAAGGCGCACGAGATGATCCCTGTTGCTCGCACCATGGCCGCAGAGGTAATGCAGCGGGCGCGTCTCGGAAATCTCAGCATTCTGACAGACTCGAAGCTGGTCGACGGCGTCTCCATTACCGTTAGCGTCATCAACGGCGCGGTGGTGGCCGTTATCAACGCCCCGGCCGTGACTGTGGAGGAGCAAGCAGTACTTCCGCAAATTCAGATCCCGACCGCTGTCGAGTCCTGTCCTGTGCCGCCAACCATCCCGCCCGGCACGCTATTTACCGAAGCGCTGGGGATAGCGCTTACCGACATGACGGCCGAGTCTGCCACGGAAAACAACATAACAATGCGCGACATCGGGTTCGACTTCTGCCTGTACGGATTGACCACCAACATGTGGTTCATGGATAGGGCGGGGACGGTGAAAGCGCAGTACCCGGGGTCATGGCTGTATACCACCAACACGTGGGTGATAGATGCCCCACAGAACCTGATTGACCTCACCGGTGAGGACATGTACGGCGGTACCGGTTTCTTCTATGAAGAGCTGTATGCCGAGGTGAACTCCCCCGCATATTACAACGACTACCCCAATAATCCGGCCGGTTATCTTTACACCCCGTACTACTACTGGTTCGATTACGGTGGGTCGACCGACTTCGATATCAAGGACTGGATATACTGGTCTATCGTGTGGGAGATAGAAAGGAACCTGAACACCCCACAAATACAGGCATTCGGCACCAGAGCGAAAGAGGTTGACCGGTACTTCTTTAGTGGGACGTTTAATGGTCTGAAGTTCGCCGTATTCACGTGGGTCAATGCGACCCCTGATTACACATCATTGACCGCCACGTTTCAGGTGGTGGTGGTTGAGGGTGCTGGCAAGTGTCCCCAGTGGATCGGTCTGTTCTACAAGGACATCGAGTTTATCAATGGGCAGTATGATTACTACAGACTGAGTGACGACCCGCTGCTGATCAATGATTATTATAACTACGATGGCTTCACCAACATGCCAGCCACAGTCGCCATCATGGATTACGGCAGGATAGCGAAGTGCTGTCACAGCGAGAGCAATCTGCCGACGATCCACACCGGGGTGGCGCAGCAGTCCTATTGGCTGCTCGTCGACAAGCAGTCGGGCGAGGTTGATATGACGCAGCTCCCTCAGGGGTGGGTGGAGAAGGCGGGGAGTGTGGTGCAGTACCTTGGCCCAGAGCCTCCGGGTAGCAGCTGGCTATACGATACGTGGAAGGATCAGTTCAATCTGCTTTAACGGGAGAAATTGACATGCCTTACTCAAACACAGGGGTTCAGCTCCCATACATAAACCTGACGATGCCCGAGTTCACCGAGCTGTCCGTGATCGGCGATGGGGTTAACGCTGCCACCGGGTATGCGAGCGGCGCGCTGGAACAGGCCAACTCATTCCTTGTCAGCCTGACCAGCATCCTTGGTCAGGTGCAGGACATCCCCGAGATCACCTCAGAGATTGGCACCGTCGACAAGCTCATCACCGCCATCTCATTGCCGGATGAGCCCTCACGCCCGGACGGGCTCGACTTCGCCAACATCAACCGGCCGGAGGAGCCGACATTCGAGGATGTGGCGGCCCCTGTCCTTCCTGACGCGCCTGAGTTCACCGCGGAGAGGCCTGACATCAACTACCCGGCGAAGCCCGGCGAGCTGAGCGCTCAGGTACCCTCATCCCCGGACCTGAACGACATCAACCTGCCAGACGCCCCCAGCTTTAACCTACCGGCCGAGCCGAGCCTGCTGGCCATCGACATACCGGCAGCGCCCGAGATTGACCTGCCGACATTCGACGGGGTCCTGCCGACAGTCCCTGACAGCCCCTCTGTGGCCGCCTTCTCCTTTACCGAGCCCGAGTATGTGTCGTCCCTGCTGAGCGCCCTACAGACGCTGCTGGAGAGCTGGGTAGGCGGTGCATCCACCGGGCTGAGTACCTCGGTAGAGCAGGCCATCTTCGACCGCGCACGCGCCCGCGAGGACATGGCCGCCGACAGGGAGCGGCAGGAGATCATCCGCAGCTTCTCCTCCAGCGGGTTCCCGGCTCCTCCCGGGGTGATGCAGGAGGCCCTGCGCGATGCTGCGCGAGTAGCCGCCGACAAGGTCAGCGCCATCAACCGCGACATTACCGTCCAGATCGCCGAGCTGGAGCAGGCCAACAGGAGGTTCGCCATCGAGCGCAGCGTGCAGCTCGAGGGGGTACTCATTGAGCGCGCGAGCGGGGTGGCCAACCGGGCGCTCGAGGCCGCCCGCATCACGGTGACCAGCGCCATCGAGCTGTATCAGGCCATCGTTGCCCGCTATCAGGCCCAACTCGCTGGGTTTCAGGCGCAGGCCGCGGTCTTCGAGACACTGGTGCGCGCCGCTATCGCCAAGCTGGAGGTATACCGGTCGCAACTGGAAGGGCAACGCCTGCTGGGCGACCTGAACGAGAGCGCCGTCAAGGTCTATCAGGCCCGCGTGCAGGCCGTGCTGTCGGTGATCGAGTCCTACAAGGCGCAGGTTGGTGCCGCCGAGGTGGCCAGTAATATCAACCGCAACATCATCGGTCGCTTTGCTGAGGAGGTGAACGCCTACCGGGCTCAGGTCGATGCCAAGTCCAGCGAGTACGATGCCTACGCCAAGCAGCTGACGGCCGAGGTGACCAAGCTGGATGGGTACCGGGCCGACGCCGACGTCTTTCGCTCGCGCATCGATGGCTACGAGTCGCTGGTGCGCGCCCGCACGCTGGAGAAGGAGACCGAGTACAAAATCAAGCAGGAGAACCCGCTCAACCTGTTCCGTACCCGCATCGACGCCTTCACCTCACTGGTCAGGTCAGAGGCCGACAGAGTGCAGGCGCTGGCCACCACCTACGGTGCGGACATCAACAAGTATGCCGCCACGGCGGACGCCCTGACCAAGCTGAACAGGGGTGAGATTGACGAGTATCAGGTCAAGGGTGCCATGCTTATTCAGGAGGCCCAGACGCGCATCCAGACGCTCGTGGCGAATGTCGACAGGCTGACCAAGGTCCTCGGTGTGGCTACCGAGGTGTCACGCTCCGGTGGGGCTATCTCCGCGCAGCTGGCCGCCTCAGCGATGTCGATGCTCAACTTCAGTCAGACGATCAGCCAGAGTGATACTCAGCAGCGTTCGCAAAGCTACAGCGCAAACGAGTCGAACTCCAACCAGATTAGTCGCAGCGACTCGGTGAGCTGGAACTACACCTACTCCTACAACCTGACGGACGGTGGTTACAGCCTGTCGCAGCTGAACACCTACTAAGGTGGTAAAATAGGTCAAGCAGGAGGTTCATCATGGCCAATGTAATCGCATCACTACGCAGGAAGGATGAAGAGGAGGGCGCCAAGCGTGGCTCACGCGGTGGTGCTGTTTCAGCGCCTCCGTCGGTACAGCGTCCAGAGCAACCGATACAGAACCCCATCACACAGATGGCCACTCCGACCGGCGGGATGACGGGAAAAAGCACCGCATATCGACTCGGGGAGACGACTCGCGGCGTCGTGCAGAACCTTGCCAAGCCGGTAATCGGTGGCCTTGCCGAGACAGGTAAGGCGATAAATGCCGTTGGCGGCATGGCCAAGGATATCTATAAGGGGGTACGAGGTATCCCAGAGGAGACCAACCTGTCGGTCAATGCCAACCCGATCAGAAATGCCGCGGCAGCCGATAACGCCATGACGGCCAAGGTCGTGCAGCGACCCGCTGCCGGCACGCAGAAGAGCGCCCCTGCTCCAGCTGCGCAGTGGACAAGAGGGGAGGCCATCTCCTCCCTCGGCAACGGCATGTTTGCCACCGGGCAGGGCGAGCCAACCCATCAGCGCTGGGGTGTGAATCAGGGAGGCGTGATCAGCAACCTGACCCTGCCTATCGGTCAGAACCCCAACGAGATGAACCCGGCCGACTACCAGAGCCTCATCGAGAAACAGGACACCGGTAGCGATGTCACTGTCGGTCGAGGCCTGCGTGAGTTCAAGGGCGAGAAGGAGCAGGTCAACAGCATGACCGGCCAGCGCCGCCTCGCCGACCAGATTGCCTCCATGATGAGCGAGTACACCAAAGCCGTCGGTGCTGCGCCAAGTGGTGCCGAGGCCGCGAACATCATCGGCAACATCGCCTCAGGCGAGGCCGGTAAGGAGCAGTCCCGTATCGCCTCGGATGCTGCGGTACGCGCCGCTCAGACAAAGGCCTCCGAGGGGCCGATGGGCGTAGCTAAGACGCCACTGCTTGATGAGAAGGGGCAGCAGGTGAAGGACATCATGGGCGAGCCAATTCTTACCCATGTTCCGGCTCAGCGCATCGGTAGCAATGTGCTGTTCATCGACCCGGTGGGTGGTCCACGTCTGGTACCTATCGAGCAGGTTCAGAGCGGCAATACGTCTGGCGGCAGAAAGGTCAGCATCGAGGAATTCAAAAAGTTGCTCCTTGAGCTGGGTCTCGACAGCGACAAGAAGCAGAAGAACTGGCTCCAGAAACTCTTCGACTAAGGGGTGTCAATATGCCTATCACAGGGCCTATCTCAGGGCTGCTGCAGGAGAAGGATGAGGACGAACCCGGCCTCCTTGGCGAGGCAGCAAAGGGTTTCGCTTCAGGTGTCGTCGGTCTGGCTGAATCGGTCGGTACCGGTCTCGAGTACGTCGGCGGCAAGGTAGACGACCAAGACCTCATCGACCTCGGTCACACCGTCGAGACCTACTGGAACGACGTCAACAGCAAGAACTTTCAGGCGCACGAGTCCCTGCGCGGCCCCATCTACGACCCGGACAAGGGCCTCAACACCGAGCTGCTGTCCAAGGGCGCGTGGTGGACCTATAACGTCGCCAACATCATCCCATCCATCGCTGCATCGATGATCCCTGCAGCCGGGGCCACCAAGGCCGCCAGCGCGCTCAAGATTGGCGAGAAGGTTGTGCGGTGGACGCCATCTGTCGCCGCCAAGCTCGGGAGGCTTGGGCGGGCTCTCACGAGCGCAGAGGCAATAAACCGCGGCATCGGGGCAACTGTCGGCGGTCTCGTCGGCGGCTCCCTCGAGGGCGCCAACACCTATCAGGAGGTCCTGCAGCGCGGAGGCACCCGTGAGGAAGCAGAGGCTGGCGCAGAGCAGATGACGTTCGCCTCCGGCGCGCTCAACATGCTCTCCCTGAACCAGATGATGCAGAAGCTGCCGCCGGGGCTGGTGGGTAACGCTACCCGTCGCCTTATCAACGGCCTGACTGAGGGGATCACCGAGTGGCTCGAGGAGCCGGCCGAGGCCTACATCAAGACGAACCTCGCCGGGAAGGATGGCTCCAAGTTGAAATTCACCCCGGAGGATGCAGCCAATCAGGTCTACAACGGGCTCAATGTTCTGCCGCCATCCATCATCTCAGGCATGCTGTTCGGTGGAGGCGAGCCCGCATCTGTTGGTCAGGTGGCTGATGAGCGCGGCATCCCCGAACCCACAGGCCCCCTCAGCACAGCGGCACAGGCCATCCGCCGCGAGGTGCCGTTCACCGAGGAGGGCGCACTGCGTCGGGCCGAGACCCTGACCAAGCAGGGAGCCCCGCACACCGTCGCCCCGCACCCCCTCGTCCCCAACCGATTCACCGTGATACCGGAGGTGCAAGATGCCAGCGCAATACGAAGCGATGAGGGACAAGTTCTACCAGAAGTGCAAGGAGCTCGGGAAGCAGAGCCCGGAGGCGTGCATGAAGCAGGCAAAAACGCGGGCGGCGAAAATCTACAACGCCAGACGCAAGCCGGGGCAGAAGCCGGTCACCGGCCACAGCGAGTAAAGCATCACCCAGAGCTGATCGACAAGGCGGCTCACGAGGCCGCCACATCACCGCGCAACGATCTGGCAGAGCCAACCGAGGCGCAGAAAGAGGCGGGGAACTACAAGAAGGGGCATACCACCATTCAGGGACTCGATATCACTATTGAGAATCCTCAGGGTTCGGTTCGTAGTGGGGTGAGCGAGAAGGGGGAGTCATGGAAACAGAAGCTCGCTCACCATTATGGCTATATCAAGCGCACCGAGGGGGCGGACGGGGATCAGGTAGACACATTCATCGGCCCTAACCCAGAGTCACAGAATGCGTATGTGGTAAACCAGATCAACCCGGAAACAGGTAAGTTCGACGAGCACAAGGTGCTGCTCGGCTTCGACTCAAAAGAAGCTGCAGCAGAGGGATACCACGCCAACTACGAGAATGGCTGGGCCGGCATGGGAGACATCGTCGAGATGCCCATGGAGGAGCTCAAGGCATGGCTGAGGGAAGGCGATACCAAGACCCCGATCTCTGGCGAGGTGAGCAAGTTCAACATGCGTCCCGCCAAGGACGGCTTCAATACGAAGTACCGCCGCGTACCAACCAGCGAGCTCAATACCGGAATCAGCAAGGTGACCGGTCCAGAGGATGCGGCTCACATCCTTGCTCCCCTAAGGAAAGGAGGGGAGGAGGTATTCTACGCTCTGGTTCTCGATAAGGACGGCAATGTTCTGGATGTACAGAGCCACTCGAAGGGTGCCCGGGACGGGGCCAGTGTTTATCCAGAGGTGGTCGGCCCAGCAATAGCCGGAGTAAAGGGCGCCAAGTCTGTCTACTTTTCGCATAACCACCCGAGCGGAGTGAGCGACCCAAGCCGTGCCGACTTTGCAATAACCGACAGACTCAGTGAGTATCTTGACGGTGCCAATATCAATATCGCTGGGCATATCGTTCTTGGTCACGGAGCCAATGCCGATTACTTCGCTCCCGGTGACCAGAGCGGAAAGAAGATAAGCATAAAGCCGCTGCGTCGCACCGAAAAGGTGGCTATTACAGAGAAGCGCATCCGAAAGGTTCCGCCGCGCGAGCGCGTTGAAATCACATCGCCAATGGACGCCATTAAGGTGGTTGATGGCGTGAGCGCAACGGACGCGCTGATCCTGATGGATAACCGGCACAAATATATAGGCACTCTTGAGATGACTCCTGAGGAGATGGGGTCGCTTCGCAAGGGTGATCGCATTAAGGAGCTGCTATCCGTAATTGACGAGACCAATGCGGTGGCCGGGATCATAAAAACAAGCGATGAGGGGGCGGCAAAGAACCTCTCCTCATACCTTAACGCCGACTCCAAGCTGCGCCTTCTCGACATAATTGTCCCAAAGAGTGAGGAGTTTAACGATAGGAGCCTCGCCAATCGCGGGGTCATGGAGGACGGCGTGCGCTCGTTCAAAATGTCCCCACCCGACGTCACTGAGGAGCCATACCGCAATGCCGATGGTAGTTACCGCAAAAACAAGAGCGGCGACATCACTGGCGCGCCACCCGGAGTTAAAAATGAAGCCGGGATATCTGCCATCGTAAAGAAAAACATCGCTCGCATCGAGAGCATGTTCGAGGTGGATGAAAAGAGGGCGAGTACATTAACCAACTGGTATGAGATCTCAGGTAACGCGATCAGAGCGATTACCAGAAAGGATAAAGAGCTGGCCGAAAAGGTTGTACGCATCTTGTCTTTCCTCTCGGCCGACAATCAGGTGGGCGGGAATGTTACCGGCATGATTAAAGCCGCCTATCAGCTGGCCAATGGCGAGGAGGTGGCTGCCGGGCGGTATCCGGTATCTACCAAGGGGAAGATCGAGACCATCATTGCGGCCAAGGAGTTCAACAAGGAGCTCCCCGGGGTTGACGACAAGGTAATGAATTTTTACCGCAATCTCTATGACGCCACATTCCAAACGGATAAATATGAGGACGCCGCCACCATGGACTTGTGGATGGCGCGTCTTTACGACTATCCAGAGGTAGACCGCATCGAGTACGGGAAAAAGACCGGCAAGACCAATCGCCTTGGTCAGGCCCAGTACCGGTTCGCTAACATGCTCACGAGACGCATCGCAGAAGAGTACAACAAGAAACACGGCACCAACTGGAAGCCGCGGCAGGTGCAAGCCGCCCTGTGGGGATATGCCCGCGATGATGCCGCCAAACAGAAGGGCTCAAAACAGAAGCCGGTGGCCGACTTCTCCACCTATCTCAGCAGGGCTACTGAGCATGTGACCACTGAGGCTATTCCTTCAACATCACTGCCGACATTCCAGAGTATCCACTCAGCCCCCATCGAGGTGCGCCTCGCCTACACCAAGGCGGCCATGGCAGTTGTAGGCAAGGACGGCAGGGATGAGCTGCTGGAGATGCTCAGGGCTCCATTATATGGAGGGGAGTACAGCGCTGGCACCTTCGAGGGGGCCATAAATCCCAACAAGATTACCGACATCGTCGCCAAGAAGGTAAAAGGCGATAACGGTAAGCTGGTATATGACCGGGAGATTGCCGACCTGTACGCGATTGCGCAGATGTACATGCACAGTCAGGATGCCGTGCCGTGGTTTAGGCTGGACCCGACACTGACCCCGGTCAAGGCAGGAGGTGGTGTGGTGTCCAAGGGGGTGGCTATCAGCTTTAAGTCGAAACCGGATGCAAATACTCTGGAATCGTTCTATAATCATCTGCGTGAGTTCGTCCCAGACGGAGAGGTTACCGTTTTGGGTAATGATGTGCTGGCCATCAACTTCCGTGACCCGGCTACAAACAAGCCGTGGGGGATGCCTGATGCCAAGTTCATTGAGGCTGTCACCGATGCAGCCAACACCTTCGATGCTGCAGGAAACGACATCATCGAGGTTCTCGACAACGTGAAAGCAGAGGGGGCATACCATGCCATCTACGACTACGAAACAAGCTGGGAAACCCCAGAGGAAGCGGTATCGAAACTTGAAGCCGAGATCAGCCGTCGCGGGAGACCAGATCTACTCCCATGGCTTCGTGATCGGCGCAGAGAAATTGAGCGCATCCAAGCCGACTTCCAAAACGGAAAGCTCAAAAAGTACGAAGTAGCATCCCGCCCCATCGTCGAGTTCTTGGAGCAGTTGAAACAGAGAGAGCAGGCTTACCGCAGGCTAAAGGAGGTGCTGCATGGCCGGCTCGGTGACTACGCGAACCTGACCACCAAGAGCAACTTTAAGGTCAAGGTGACTCGCGTCGAGGACATGCCAGCTGAAGCGCATGACCAATTCCAAAAGCTGTATATGGACGTCAGGGGAGGCACCGTGGGCGGTGGAGGTAGCGGCGACAGGGTTGTATACCGACAGGCTACCGTGGAAGAGTCGAAGATCATTAGCGCTATCCTCAATGACCTGATGGATGCTGGCATGCCTGCATCGGTCCTGCAGACCGTAGAGGATATTGGTGTCTTTGATGCCACCCCGGATTACGACACATCCGCCAGCTTCATTCCTGCCCAGTATGTTGCATCTATCGGCGCGTTCAAGAACAGCCTGTGGATTAAGTCTGAGTACCTCGAACTGGCTGATGAGACTGGCGACGAAACCCTTGGTAAGGTACTCAGGAGTATCGTGGCTCACGAACTCGGGCATGCCATCGACGTCGGCAGCGAACAGGATATGGAGACACACGCATCAAGCGACGAAGCTCAGGGTCTATTCAAGATAGACCCGCTGAAGTTCGAGGCCGTGCCAGCGCGAAACGAGTTTGGCATTAAGGTCAAGGGTGAGCGTGGCGCCTTCGGGACTATCGTCGAGGAAGCGTTGAAGGTGTACGACTCGAGGGATGGTAAGGCCGCAGGTATCCGCGGGATGCTCCACTACCCGCTCGTAGACATACTTCGCTACCGCCTTATCGGCGCGAAGGTCACCGACATTTTAGGTGACACCACTGTCGTCACTAGGGAGCTTCTTGAGGAAGACGAACGCGCTCGTAATTACCTGCTAATGCAGGCATCGGAGAAGTTCAGGATGGTGCAGGGTGAGCTGTTCGCCCAACTGCATTCTCTTTATTACACATACCCTGAGGAAATGGAGCACTACCTCCCTAAGGGTTACGCACTCATGCAGGAGGTTCACAATGTCGCAGCAAGAGCCAAAGACGCTGTTCAGCTTGATCGAGGAATACGAGAAGCGCTTCGGACATCCAGTGCCGAGCTACGGCCAGTACGGACTCAGCAACAGCTCTTCGCTGAGGTCGGTCCTCGAGGGGGCGTTAAAAAGTGGCGAGCCGGTGAAGGGTTGGGGAGGGCAGAGCAGTCTGGAGTACCCGAGCAAACCGCAGTCGGCGGAGTATCATCTGCCGCAGGAGTTCGTCCTCAAGTAATTCCGTACCGCAAGGTACCGAAGGGGCAGATCCCCACCAAGACCCGCAAGGCCTACAAGCTGATGCGGATGATGAAGAGTGAGGCCGGTATGCTGTTCCCGCTCTACGCCAAGCCGCAAGGTGTCCGCCAAGGATTCACAATGGGTGAGTGGTACCGAGCGGAGAATCAGCGCCCCACCATCGGCAAGCTCCTAGCTGAGCGCCCCGGCATCCATGGCGTGGCTCTCCCCATGTTCGACCAAGGCAAGGCTAAGGTGAATGGTGAGTCTCGCGTGTGGGTCGAGGTGGAGATGCCGGCGATCTCGGAGAAGACTCAGGCCGAGTCCGACAACTCCCCCAAGCTCGCCAACGGCATGCGTACCGGCATCAGCAGCAGACTGATTGGCCCCAGCGAGTCCTACGACTACAAGACCAACCAGACTGCCAAGGAGGCTGGCGGCTGGCCCATAGCCGGCTCCATGAAGATCCTTCGTGTCCTGAGTGACGCCGAGGTGAAGGGTATCATCGAGAAGGCTGGCAAGAAGTACAGCGAGAAGGCCTCTGCTACCGGTGTCACTGATGCGGATGCCAAGCGCATCAACGACCAACTAAGCAGCCAGATAAAGAAGTGGGCCACTCAGGACGTCCGAGGAAACACCGCCTTCGCTTCATGGTTCGGCAACTCCAAGGTGGTCGACGAGGACGGTAACCCGCTCGAGGTTTATCACGGCACTACGCATGACTTCAATGCCTTCAGCACCATCTATGCTAACCCCGAGAACTACATGGGTGCGGGCTTCTACTTCACCGACTCGCTCGATGATGTGAACCCAAACTACGCTGGCGAGGGGCCTGACCTGACCTTACGCATCGAGAAGGAAAAGGAGCGCATCGAAGACGAAGACCAGATGATTGAGAAGTATGCCGAGCTCAACGGTCTCGATTATGAGTATGCGTGGGAAAAGTGGGGCAAGCTCGATGACAAGGTCAGGGAGTGGTACAAGACCAAGGTTGCCAAGGACAACCTCGGCATCGAAAGTCATGGCGCCATCATGCCGGTGTTCCTCAAGATGGAGAACCCAGTTGAGGTAGAGCCGAATGGCGGCACCTACTTCGAGACCTCGTGGGATGAGGACTACTACAAGGGCGACGGCATGGCGGCCGACGAGGTCGACCAAGCCGACTACACCGACGAGGATGGAGAGCTCGATGAAGATGCCTATAACGAGGCTCTCGAGGAGAAAGCCAGTGAGATGTTCTACGAGGACTACAACCCCGAGCTGACCGGCAATGCTGCAGAGCTTGGTGACATCATCCTCGATGTCGCCTACGAGTTCGGTATCGATGGGGCCGCCCTGCGGCAGAAGTTCATGGAGGAGCACAACTACCCCATGGATTATCGCCAGAGTGCCTACGATTTTTCTGAGTGGCTCCGTAGCCAAGAGGAGACCTTCGACGCCTACGACGACGAGGGTCGCATGACCGGCTACGAGATGGTGCGCGAGGTATTCGAGCGCATGGGCTTTGATGGCATCATCATGGATGCCGAGGCGCATTTCGGTGCTCGCCAGATCAATATTGGTGGTGGCAGTATACCGGTGCAGGGCATGGGGGGCGTCTACGGCGCCAAGCACTACATCGCATTCAGCCCCAGCCAGATCAAGTCCTCCATTGGCAATACCGGTGAGTACACTTCCAGCCCAAGCATCACCATGTCCAACAAGGGCAAGCAGTTCGGTCAAGAAGCTGCAGCCGTCCAGCAGCAGGTCGACGACATCGCCTCGGCGTGGAGGGGAGGGCCAAAAGTCGAAGTGCTGTCACACCGCAACATGCTGCCCGAGAGACTGGCCAAGGAAGCGCTCCGCTCCCGTGGCAGGGTTGAAGGTGTGTTCGATGCCGGCACCGGCACCGTCTATCTCATCGCTGACGCACTCCCATCCTCCGTGGACGTGGCTCGTGTCATGCTGCACGAGGTATTCGGTCACTGGGCGCCATCACAGAAACTGGGGGCCGAGTTCGAGCCCTTGCTGGAGCGAGTGTACGAGTCCTACGGCCAGAAACGGCTGCAGGGCATCGCAGACCGTCACGGCGTCGACCTCAACACCCGAGAGGGTCGGCTCATCGCTGCCCAAGAAAAGATGGCAGAGATTGCCGAGACCGGTCTCAACCCCACCCTGCTCAACAAGCTCTCCCTGATGCTCAAGAACATCCTTAATAAGCTGGGCATCAAAGTGAGGTTAACCAACGGCGACATCCGCGCCATCCTCGCCAACGCTGGGCGTATGGTTTACGAGGGGGACTCGGTCGTTGCCAGCGGCACACTGCAGCCTCTCCTCAGTCAGACCTCGGTCACCTTCTACAGCCAGATGCAGGAGCACCTGCGCGACAAACTCCCCGGCAAGGGCAAGCCCGGACAGTTGCGCGCCGTCATCAACAACATGGCGAAGAAGGGGCAGTTCAAACAGGAGGAGCTGGAGTGGTCAGGTCTTATCGATTGGCTCGGTGAGCAGGAGGGCACCGTCACCAAGGAGCAGGTGCTGGAATTCCTGCAGGAGAATGCCATCGAGATCGATGAGGTAACCCTCGGCGGCCTCAGCGCTGAGGATGACGGTCTGGACACATCGGTGTCCACCGATGGCCCCAATAAAACTAGCGACGGAGACGTCTACTACACCTATGAGGCATCAGACGGTTACCAGTACGAGGCCAAAGGCGGTGAGGAGGAGGGGTGGACGCTCTACGATGAAGATGAGAGGGTGGTCAGAGATGATGAGGGAGTCATCACCGTCGACAGGATTGATGAAATGGAGCAGTACGTCATATCCGCCAACGAGAAGCGCATGATGGAGCCCTACGAGACCGAGCAGGCCATCATCGGCGCCGAGGGACCGGCTCGATATGAGAACTGGACCGAGGGAGGTATCAAAAGAAACTACCGTGAGCTGCTGCTGCGCTTACCGGCGAAGCTCCGCGAACAATCACCAGAGCATAAGACCCGCGTGGACGAGCTCAGGAAAAAGATGATTGCCGGCGAGGAGCTTACTTACGATGAGTATGGTGAGTGGAATATGCTGCAGAATGAAGCTGACAAAATCAACGCCGACTACCGGTCTCAGCTGAATACCAACCCACATTACGATGACTATCCAAACATCCTTGCTCACATCCGCTTCGACACCCGCACCGACATCGACGGCAAGAAGGTGCTGTTCATCGAGGAGGTGCAGAGTGACTGGCATCAGGAGGGGCGCAAGAAGGGGTATAAGCCCAAGGACAGCAAACTGCCAACAAACATGGAGATTGTTGAGGCATACAACCAGCTCAAACCTCTGCTGGAACAGGAGGATCTGCTCGGGTTCGACACCGTGGCGCAGGCCATCAGCGCCATTATGACGCACGACGATTATGCCGAGCGATGGGAGATCACAAACCCGACGACGAGGATGGTGATCGACCGCTACAAAACCCTCCGCAACCTGCACGAGGGTAGCGAGTCGACTCGCGGCACGAGGGAGCTTGTTGCTGACGCCCCCTTCAAGACCAGCTGGCCGCTCCTCGCCATGAAGCGGATGATTCGCTACGCCGCAGAGAACGGTTACGACCGTATCGCATGGACGACCGGCAAGCAGCAGGCAGAGCGCTACAACCTGAGTAAGCAGGTGGAGCGGGTTGAGGTAAATGAACGGGACGATGGGGGCTACAACGTGCTCGCCTTCGTCCACGATGATGGTAGCTCACCAGAAATCAGCAGGTATGCTGCAGACCTTGATGAGGTTGCTGGTATCGTAGGCAAGGAGATCGCCAAGAAGGTCGAGGCTGGTGAGTCCATCTTTACTGGCGAGAAGCTGAACATCGGCGGCGAGGGTATGCAGGCTTTCTACGACAAGATGCTCCCATCTATGGTCGGCAAGTACATTAAGAAGTGGGGCGGCAAGGTTGGTTCCACAAAGATAGTGACTAAGGATAACCGCGGCGTCACCATGGGAGAGCTGCGCTCACTTGGCCTTGATAGGCACCCGTTTGTCACCCATACCGACCTGCGCGGCGATGAGCCGTCGTACTCCGTGGAGAACAGGATTACCGGTGAGGTGATCCCATTCGAGAACAGAGACCTTGCCGACATCTACATCACCGAGCAGATCGGGATAATGTTTGCCTCGGAGCAGTGGTCTATCGACATTACCCCGGAGATGCGAGAGGCGGCAATGAATGGTCAGGTGCTATTTTCGTTAAGCGATAAAGAGGCCGCCACTCAGTCAAGCAGAAGGGCTATCGATACCTACAGAATGGCGGCCAAGAGCGTTGTCGACTGGCTGGACAATCACCTCAACCCGCTGGCCACTCTGCCGCACTACAGTCGATTCATGAAGGGCAGGCGCAGGACCGTGGGGCGCATCGCCATGGTGAACGAGCTGGTACATCGCATCAACAGCATCTTCTCCCAAGCAACCGAGGACGAGGCCAAGGCCATTTATAGCTACTGGACCAATTCCTCAGGTGAGCTGGCCAACCCCGGGCGCATCCCTGACCGCGCGCTGAAGATCAGGCGTGAGCGCGGCACGGGGCAGTTCTTCAAGCAGGAGCAGGAGGTGCAACTGCGCCAGCAGGCTGTGGCGGTGAAGCGACTCATCCATCGCCTTGGTCGGGACCTCGTCGAACATGGCCTCATCCCGGCGATGAGCTACAAGGAGTTCGAGAACGCCTACCTACCGCGCCTGTACCTCGCCCACCTGCTGGATGACAAGAGCTACCAGCGCGTGGTCGGCGGGAAGAAGCCATCCATGATGGGGTACAGTAAGAAGCGCAACCTTGACCTCGATGATGTCACTCGTCTGGTCATGGGTGAGATCAAGGACCCTGCCTACGTCGCCGCCAAGACCGTGGGCGTCCCCCTTCGAGACATCGCCATCCTCGACTTCCTCGAGGAGATATCACAGGAACCTGACTGGGCGGTGCAGAACATCATCGTCAACTACGGAGGAAAGCGTGTGACAGCCTACTGGCTCGTCGAGGAGGGCGAGGCTACCATCGCCCGGGCCAAGCACATGAAGGGAGACGAGGCGACGTTCGTGCGCTCCGTGGGCGCCGATATGGTCGCCACCGGTCACGAGGCGCTCGAGGAGGCCTTCGGAGAGGGGTTCGACGAGAAACAGTGGGCTCAGGTACCCAACACGCCACGATATGGCGCTCTGCGCGGCCTGTGGGTGCGTAGGGAGATTTACAACGACATGCTCTCCACCATCACCTCGGTTCACGGTGACAGCGCCATGGAGAAGCTGCTGGGGCAGGGTGGTATCGCCACCAAGGCCACCCAGATATGGAAAATGATGAAGGTGCCACTCAACCCACCATCACAGGTTCGCAACTTCGTCAGCAACGGGGTGCTGATGAACCTCGGTGGCGTACCTATCCGCCGCATCCCGGGTCTCGTCGTCCGAGCGCTGCAGGAGATCCGCACCAATGGCAAGTACTGGAGGCACGCCAAGCGTGAGGGGGTGACCGAGTCCACCTTCGTGGCCAACGAGCTGATCCGCATAGACCGCGAGCTGCTCGCCCTGAAGAAGCGCATGGGGGAGGACGTGAACGTCAGGGACTACCTGATGGAGCTGGGGGCTATCGTTACCAACTTCGCCTCAGACAGCTATCAGTTCTCCGAGGGACTGTTCAAGACCGCGATGATTATCGACGGCATGGAGCGCCAGAAGATGGATGCCGGGCAGGCAGCTGAGTACGCCAACAAGTGGCTGTTCGACTACTCGCTGGTCGGCCCCAACGTAAAGTACCTGCGAAACGCCCCGGTGGGTGTGCCGTTCATCACCTTCTACATGAAGGCGTTCCCGCGCATGGTCGAGACCCTGTTCCTGCATCCGCAGCGCTTCGCCCCTTACATGGCGGTGCCGATGCTTATGGCGCAGGCCATAGCTCAGGGCTTCGATGTCGACGATGATGACCTCGACAAGCTGAAGAAGGCGCTACCCAAGTGGCTGCAGGAGCGCGGGCACACCATGATCCTCCCAACCAAGGATGCTAATGGCCGCTGGCAGGCCTTCGATTACGGCTACTTCTTGCCGTGGGGGATGTTCTGGGATGCGGCCAAGGACGTTGGTGCCGGCGAGCCCGGCGAGCTCATCAAGACGCTGGGGATCTTCGGTGGCCCAGTGCCTGAGGTCATCACCGCCATCAAGGGCGGCACCGACTCGTTCACCGGCCGGCCAATCTACTACGAGGGCGACCCTCCGCAGCAGCAGTTCGAGGACATCCTACTCTACTTGGCGAGGATGGCTGCCCCCAGCTGGCTGACCGACAGAGGCGCTGTGGGCCACATGTACCGCGCCCTGACCGGCCACGTGGACCCACGTACCGGGGAACCCACCGCAACAGCCATACAGGCCGCCATGCGCTTCGTGGGCATGAATATCTACCCCATCGACCCCGAGTACACCCGGGCGAGGAACCTGATGTTCATGCAGCTGGAGATGCGCGATATCATGGGGCGCATGCGCACCAAGCTGAGGGACAGGAACCTGAGCGACAGCGAGCGAAAGGAGATCAGGGATGAGTATGGGAAATACCTGCAGCAGAAGGCCGAGCAGATAAGGGAATATGCCGAGGCATCACAGGTTCACCCCAACCTCCGGGTGAAATAAAAAAGCCCCAGTCCTTTGGGGGTGGACTGGGGCCAAGGCTCGCGGGGATGGCGAGGTGTTACCGTAGATTGGGAGTATAGCCTATTCCTCCCGATATCCAAATAGCACCAGCATCATTTCGTCGACCGCGGCCGGGAAGTCAAAGGTCGGGTTGTTCTCTGCCTCGAAGAGGATCGCGGAAAGCTCAGCTGCAACAGCATCCTTGTCTGGCACCGTGCGAACGGTAGGGTCCATGACCACCACCCTCTCGGCAAGCTGCTGAGGAACGTCCATCATGAAGCCCACCTTAAAGCTCCCGCCAGCCCTGAGGTCGTGCTGCTTTACCTTGCCACCGGAGAAGACCATGAAGGTGGCGCTGATGTCGTTGTCGGCGTCCACGAGAGTGATTACTGCCTCTGTGCTTATTACAGTCATTTCGGTACCTCCACGTATTCACCGAACTTGGATGCTACGACAGCGCGGCATTTTTCGCTTTTGTTCATGGCTTTAGCATCCTTTTATACGGCTTGCACATCACCACGAACCTCTGCAGTTGCGTACCAGCCTATTTTCATTGTTGCCCCGCATTTATGGCACTCCCACTCTTTATCGTCACAGGCTCTTTCCGGGATATCGTCGTGGTCAAGTTCTGTCTCTTCGTGACAAACAGGGCATTCAATTTCCATCACTCACCTCCACGTATTCACCGAACTGGGATGCTACGACGACACGGCAGATTGCTATTTCTGGTGTTTCACCGCACTGTATTCCTCCCGAATAGTCTGGAAGCCACGCTTTAAACGAACCAAAATGCACTATCATCGAATATTTTCTAGCAAGCTCCATCGCCTGCCCGCCGTTGATGTCTGGGCGATAGTCTTCTATTAGATGCTTGAATTCACCCTCCTCGCTATACCAACAAAAATCAGAGTCTTCATACCACTTCTGCACCCTCGCCACAAATTCTGCTAGCAGTGGGCCTTCGAGTTTTGATACTGGGATTTGTTTCATAGTCCTAGCCACTCCCATAGTTCACGCTTCGCTTCTGCTTTTCCTTGTTCTTTCGCGATAGCGATCATTCTTGCGGCATGTTCGTTTATTTCCCATTCTGTAGTCTGCCCAGTGCTGTAACGAAAGATCGCACCATACCATTTGCCATCCTTCTCAAAAGTGGTAACAATATCGCTCTGTTTATGCGACATCACTCACCATCCTTCGCCACAGTCTCTTGCTGGTTCGAGTATTTACGCGGCATTGCCATGATCAATTCTGCAAAGTGTTTAGGCTCATACCACTCTGTCTCTTCTGCACGTGTGAAATTAATACACCGCTCAATCGTCTCTTCCTCCACCCGTGATTCGATATGGCATAGGGATTGGGCTGGGGTTTCATCGAGAACCGATAGCCAATCATTCTCTTCAAACCAACTATCCAGTGGCTCAGCATCACCATTAAGATGCCAATTCAATACATCGAAACCTTTTTCG